AAAAGGTCTGGAAACAATAAAAATAAACCGCTTCGGCGGTTTTTTTACGTCTGGAGCTTGGATAAATGGCAACCTTACGCGAATTAATAATCAAAATTTCTGCCAATTCTCAATCTTTCCAGACGGAGATATCACGCGCCTCTCGAATGGGGCAGGACTATTATCGGTCTATGCAAAATGGCGGACGACAGGCTGCTGCTGCGTCGCGTGAAACACAGCGAGCTCTGGCGGAGGTTACCAATCAGATTAACACAGCAAAGGCATCTGCTCTTGGGCTGGCAGGGGCATTTGCAGGAGCGTTTGCAACAGGTCACCTTATTTCACTTGCGGACGAATGGAGTTCCGTGAACGCCAGACTGAAGCAGGCATCCCAGTCTAACGATGATTTTATTGCTTCTCAGCGTGCTCTGATGGAGATCAGCCAGCGCACAGGTACGACTTTTTCAGACAATGCCAGTTTGTTTGCGCGTTCCGCTGCCTCAATGCGTGAATACGGTTATTCCTCCGAAGAGGTTTTAAAGGTTACCGAAGCGATTTCTACAGGATTAAAACTTTCAGGAGCCAACACTGCAGAGGCAAGTTCAGTTATCACCCAGTTCAGCCAGGCTCTTGCTCAAGGTGTTTTGCGTGGCGAAGAATTTAACTCCGTAAACGAGAATGGGGATCGTGTTATTCGTGCGCTCGCAACTGGAATGGGCGTCGCGCGAAAAGACCTTAAAGCAATGGCTGATCAAGGCCAGCTTACTTCTGACAAGGTGGTACCGGCATTAATTAGCCAGCTTGGTACGCTGAGAGATGAGTTCGGCTCCATGCCTCAGACAGTTTCTGCTGCCTCTACGAAGATAGAAAATGCTTTCATGGCATGGGTTGGCGGGGCTAACGAAGCTACAGGAACAACGAAGGTATTAACCGGTGCGCTTAATAGTGTTGCTGACAATATTGATACTGTAGCAATGGCTGCTGGTGCGCTAGCGGCTGTCGGTACAGCTCGCTGGCTTGGTGGAATGGCCACTGGTGCAGCATCTGCGACGGCTGAGTTGTTAAATGCTGCAAAAAGCGAGGTGTCATTGGCTGAAGCCCAGCTCAGGGGAACCCAGATTTCTACAGCAAGAGCCAGGGCGGCTGTATATCGTGCCCAACAAGCACTGATTGCAGCTCGTGGTACAGATGCCCAAGCAGCTGCCGAGAAAAGATTATCCGCAGCTCAGGAATCATTAACAAGAAATATTCAAGCCAGAACAGCAGCACAAACAACGCTCAATAATGTGAGCGCTGCTGGGTCAAGATTGATCAGTGGTGCACTTGGATTGGTGGGCGGAATACCCGGTTTGGTCCTGCTTGGAGCTGGTGCATGGTACACCATGTATCAGAATCAAGAACAAGCCAGACGTTCAGCACAGGAATATGCAAACACTCTAGAAGAAGTTCGCGCTAAGACTAAATCCATGTCTCTGCCTGAGGTTTCTGATAATGAAACAAAGACCCGGCAGGCTCTGGATGAACAAAACAGGCTTGTTGATGAGCAAGCCCAAAAAGTAAGGCAACTAAAGAAAGAGATTGCCGGTTATCAGCATATGCTGGCAAATCCTGGGGTAACTGTAGGTGGTTATATGATTAACCATCTGAAAAGTATTGATGACGCCACACGTGAACTTTCAAACGCAACGAGTTCTTTAGTTGTTGAGCAGGAGCGTTTGGCTCAGATGCAGGCAAAATCTGAGTCTATACAGGAGGTTCTTGAAGGTATTGAGCATCGACGGATCGCCTTGATTCGACAGCAAGCGGCAGAGCAAAACAGCGCATATCAATCATTATTGGTGATGAATGGACAGCATACAGAATTTAACCGCCTGTTGAGTCTAGGTAATAGCCTGCTCATGGCTAGGCAGGGCCTTGTAAATGCCCCGATGCGTCTTCCTCAGGCTGAGCTTAATACCAGTCAAAGCGATGCATTAAATAAAAGTCGCCGCGATCTAAAATTATCGAAATTAAAAGGAGAAGCAAAAGAGCGTGCACGTTTAGCTTACGCGGCTGACGATTTAGGGTTTGTTGCGGATGATCCGCGTTATCAAACTAGTCGTAACGAATTTATTAATAATGGTTTGGCTGAGTGGCGTAACAATGAAGCCAGTAAACCTCAGAAGAAAGGCCCTAAATCTGACGCTGAAAAAACAGTTGATACGTATGACAAGCTGATCAAGCAGCAGAAAGAGCAAATCGCTCTGGCTGGTCAGAATACCGAACTGGCAAAACTGAAATATCAGGTTAGTCAGGGTGAACTTACTTCCCTCACAGAAGCGCAAAAACAAACCCTGTTGCAGAATGCCGCGTTGATTGATCAGCAGAAAATCCGCGAACAATTAGCGGCGTATGAAGCCAACCTCGCTGACTCAAACGCCAGCGCGCGAGCATCTAACCAGGCAGAACTTACCGGGTATGGACAGGGAAGCCGAATGCGTGAACGTATGCAGGAAATGCTACGCATCCGGGAGGAATTTCAGCAGAAGAACGTTGATCTTCAGCGGCAGTACCAGTCAGGTGATATTTCTGAAGACCTATACCGTCAGGAACTGGATCTGAATAAGCGTTATCTCGCTGAGCGCCTGCGCGATCAGCAAGGTTTCTATGCTGCTTCTGATGCTCAGAGAAGTGACTGGGCGGATGGCATGCGTGAAGGATTCGCTAACTGGGCTGACACCGCCTCGGACTATGCCTCTCAGTCTGCTGACCTGGTAAACAATGCCATGACCGGACTGGTGGGAAATATTTCTGATGCGCTGGCCGGTAATAAGGTCGACTGGGAGGACTGGGCCAGTTCTGTGCTTCAGTCTATGCAGAAAATTATCCTCAATGCGATGCTGGTGGATTCTTTGCGCTCAACCAGTAACAGCGGTTTTTTCAGTTCAATCGGCGGTATGTTTGGGGCGGGCGCAGGCGCTGTATCTGGCAGTACTCCGTCCGGCGCTTACAACTCAGCAGCGTCAGGACTTCAACTTAACGCAAAAGGTGGCGCCTATGCTTCTGCAAGCCTCAGCGCATACAGTAACAGCATCGTCAGTTCGCCTACCTATTTTGCCTTCGCCAAAGGCGCAGGCTTGATGGGGGAAGCTGGGCCGGAAGCTATTATGCCGTTAACCCGCTCCGCTGACGGATCGTTAGGAGTTCGTGTGGTTGGTTCACAGTCTCCGGCAGCCGGAAATGGCATCACTCAGCACATCACCCAGCATTTCACCATATCCGGTAATGGTGATGCAGCACTGAAACAGGCAATGCTGGAAGCAGCCCGGCTGGGGGCGAACGATGGCGCTAAACAGGCGCGTCAGGATTTGCTTCAGGATTTTTCTAATCGAGGGCAGGCGCGTCGTTTGTTAGGCGTGTGATGGACTGCATCATTAATTTAATTAGCCGAAAGGAGGGAGATAATTATGACTTTAGAACAACGAGTTGAGCCACTTGAATTTACAGTAGGGTTTCCGAAAGAGAATGGAGTAAGAATTTCCTTCGGAGAAAATTTACGCATGTCATCGACACAACGCATTGGCAGTAATGTGTCGGTGAAAATTGGCAAAGAAAATGTGGCCACTATCCATTACAGCGAAGACCTCGCTCCAGATTTTACACTTGAAGGGTACAATCAGCGTGCAAAAGAGTATGCTCAAAATGTTGTCGTGAAGATTATTGAAGCGGCCCGGATACAGACCGCAAAATATTTCGAGGGTGTAGTCAATGTGACTTAAATATTGAGTATGACCTCTTAAGTTTACACTTGAATGATTTATTCAGGTTTCGGGTTGAAATTTGAATAAAGTGCAGCTTCCTCTGTCAGTCCAAACCGTCCCAAATCTTTGATAAATTCATCACGCTGGAGTGGTGGGAATTTTGCAAGCAGAACTCCGATAATGAACTTTAACCGAGTTAATTCCTCATTAACTTCCTCTAAGTTATTGGTATTTGTTTTAATGTTAATATTAATTTTGTGATTAGACATAATTTATCCTTTTTATAGAGGTAATCAGCCGTCCCTCCTTTTCATGATTTCGCCAGTGTCCAACCACTGGCGGGCTGAACCACACACTTTAAC